CCCAACCACAAGGCAGTCACTGGGGCTAAACATGGTAGTGGTTTCAATCACATCCGCGCTGCCAGCGGGCATCATGCCTTTAATCATGCTCTTGTCATTCTCATTATTCAGCTTCATCACAATATAGTTCGCGCACTGCGCCATGATAGTCTTATTAAGCTCTGAGGGTCTCTGGCTTGCAACAAATAGCGTGATTCCAAACTTTCTTCCCTCTTTTGCGATATTCTCAAAAATCTCCACCATACGCCGCTGTGCTGCCGATAACTGAAAATCTGTCGGTATATAAACATGTGCTTCATCACAGACAAGCGTTATTGGTCTTGCGTCCTTCTGCATGACCTGAATATTGTAAATCAGTTTTGTTATTGCCCCGATAATCAAAACTGCAATGTCGTGTGGTATGCCGGATAGGTCAATGTTCTTTACCGGCTTGTCGCCGCCCATGATGCGGTTAATCATTCTCTGACGATATCCCGGCATAGTTTCCTTAAATAAAAATCCATACCTCTTATCGCTGCGTAACATATCAAGCGTGTTTAAAATTCCAAACAGTTTCCCGTTATACTCTCCTTTGACGGTTTTCTCCTGTCCTGCCTTTTCGCCAGTTTTGTAAAACCCGCCTGTCTTTTCTGGTCTTTCGTTCATATCAACCAAATCATCAAAGAAAATGTCAAAGTTAAATTTAATAGGCTTGTTTTCATTTCCATTCGGGCATTGCTTATAGTACGCTTTCCGCAATGCCGACATAACCACCGTGCTGTCCTCTTTTACTTTCAGTACATTCGTTGCCATATCAGTAAATCCAAGCATCCATATCGGAAACGGAACCTCTCCCATTTTGATACTGTCCACATAAGACAGCTGGCTGTACTCGCCATGAATATCGAATATGACAATGTTTGTGCCGGGCAGCTTCGCTGTTTCCTCTACAATCTTTGTGACCGTCTCGGACTTTCCGCAGCCTGTGTTGCCGACGATGCAGGAATGGCGCTGATAGAATTTGTTTCCGTCAATAAAAGCTGGCATAAGGTGTTCTGCATAATATCCAATCTGAAATTTGTCGTCTAAACTGTCATTTACCATCATTTTGGCAAATTTCATAGGAAATACCATTTTTATCTTCGCCGCAACAGACGGATATTTGTTAATTTGCTGTCTAAATCTACCGTCAATCACGTTCCCCAGAATTGAACACTCAATCACTTTCAAAGACGGCTGCTGCAATTCCTCCATGATGGCATTATCATCCATCTGCGTTTCCACGTCATTATCCGTAATGGCGGTTATCATGGTAACAAGCTCCACTTCGCCGTCTGGTACGGATATGAGGTCATTCAGGCGGGCGTTTGCAAACTCCGCATCATCCGTCCTGATTTGTATTTTGTCGGGTAATATTTTTACTAATTTCAAGCCGATACCTCCACTTTTTCAAGACCATCTGCCGCATAACAACCTTTGAAGCCTTCAAGCCATACAGATAAAGTTCCACACACTTCCCTCGGCTCTGCATTTATCGTGAACACCTTTTCTTTATTTTGTTCGGAAACATAATATTTTCCGTTCATTTTTACTTTGTCGCCTATTTTTAACATTTTCCTATCCCTCCAATAATTCGCTATAATTCCTTATCCTTGCCTTTTTTACGCTCTTGCAGTAGTCACACACACCACAGTAGTTCGGTTTTTCCGAACCACTCTTAACAGCTATGAAGCGTGGCATGTTCCCTTCGATTTCCCGTAATGCCAAGTCTAGGGTGACTTGGTCTATCTGGAAGATGTCGAAGTTTGTGACCGCTTCTTTGGTAGCCGCCGCCAGGTAAAAAGGCAACTGACCGTATCCATTGGCAACGCACCCTTGCTGATACACCGCCCCCTGCAAATCATACCGCCAAAATGCAAGGCTTTTGAAGTTCTGCACCACCTTTAAATCAGTGATGCAGATACCTTCCACAAAGCTGTCCATCTTCATCTTCCAAGGCGCGCCGAACATTTCAAAAGTGAGGATTTTCTGTTTCTCACCGCTCATATACTGCATGAAGCGTTCGTCTCGCTGCACTCGCTTGATGATTTCATCTGCCTTACGAAAATCTGCCCTCAATGCGCCGTTTCGGCAGTAGAAAATGTTTGGGGATTCCTCGCGCAGCTTATCCAGTGTCCCCTCAAACCAGCGGTCGCATAAAATTCCAATTAACATAGCCTTGGTTGTGGGTTGCTCAAACTCTCCCCGTATCTTAGCCATTGCCATAGCTTCGCACTTACAGAAATCCTTGTACTGCGATACGCTGAAAAAGGCTTGATTTGCTTCTTTCCCGTAATATGTATCATCATTTAGCTTCATCCGCACCACCCTCAAGATTTAACTCCTGCTGTCCATCAGCCGGCTTTTCTTCTTTTTTAGTCTTACCGGCAAAAGCATCTTCTGCTTCTTTTTTCTCCACGCCCGGAAGCTTGAAGATTTCCTCGCGCTTCGCCATTCCGTCCTTCAAAGATGTATATACCCTCTTGAGTCGTACAAGGTCATTCATGGAAAACGCTTCAGACTTACAGCCTATATATTTTTCGATTGCTTCCAGAGGAACGGAAAATTCTTTCTTAAATATTGCCGCCATGTCTTTCACGAGATCAATGATCGGCTTGTCCGCCTTTCCAATAAGCGTCTGGTTACACTGCTCCATAGCATCCTCCACCACATCACCTGGGATAATTCCAAGTATACAGGACCGAAGTCGCCGCGCCCCCTGATTAGCTACCATCTCATAAATGTCGCGCGGGTCTGTCAGCGGCACATTTCCTTTTTTGGTACTGCGGATATGCGGAACGCTGAAAATCTTCTCCTGGCGCGTGTTGGTTTCCAAATCCCAAGCATACGCCATAACCTGCGATTCCCCGGATTTCTGTTCCAGTTCCACAATCCCAAAACTCATGTTCCCCCAGTTCTGCGCCAACGCTTCTGCAAGCCGGATGGACGGCCCGACGACCTTTGTCCCGCCGCGCGGATATTCGTACATAGCCTTTTCTGCCAATCCCTTGCGTTGGCACGCTTGCATGATACGGTTGCAGCTTGCTACATAGTCCCGCGGGAACTTCTTTGCCATGATAATCTGCCCCTGCACCTCCTGCGTCTGCCTGCTTGTTACCATTTCCGCGGTCACGCTTCTACCTGCTGCCATTTCAAATCCTTCCATTTTTCCTAATCCTCCTTTACCCAATTTCCGCTGAAAAACCATTCAGTAAGCATGTCTTTAAACTCCTGCGTCCATTTAACCCTGCGAAACCCATCAGGAACAACCTTGACACACTGTTCGATTGCATAATCAAAAGCATCTTCTTCCGGCACAAAAACCCCTGTTTCCTTTTCAACCCAGCCGGAGCTATGGAATCTTTTCTCCGCTCTCCTTCGCCGCTCCTGCTCCTCCTCATGCTGCTCAAAAGCATCCAGGTTGTCTGGCACATAATCCGTATATATCATCTCTTCTGCCTTCCCTTCTGCCACATCACTTCAAAAGTCTCCTTGTCAACGATGATATCCTCCCGCTGCTCCGGCCCCATGTCCACCAGGTACAGGTACATTTCATTCTCCCAGATTACCAGCCACTTCTGCGGTTTAAGCCCCGCCTTGCGGATAATCTGCTTCTGCCATGCATCTGGCTTTTCTGGATTCCTGCGCCCGCTCATGAGGGATTCCCCGGCAGGTCTGGCAGGCTATCCATGTACTCTAAGTATCCCATGAATTCCTTTAGGCCCAGCGGCTTATTCGTACGAAACCTGAATATTTTTACTACCGAAAATCCAAGCGACTCCTTGTCTGGCTTCTCGACAGTCACGCAAAGCTCTATGTCATCTGTATACGCGAAATGCACCTTAAAAAAATTATCTCCGCGCGCAACGTCCAGTGCTTTCCTGATGATTGCAAGTTCCTCCTGTTTTGTCATTCCCGTCTCCTCCCTTCTCCTTTACAGTTTAAATAAGCCGTCACGCACCCTGCTATCCACATCCCTACGGTTGCCTGTCCTCCTGAAAGTGTCGGCGATACCAGCGTGCAGATGCACACAAGCCATACAGTCTCTACCGGGATGGAGATGAGTGATACTATGTACCTCACCATTCTCCGGCTGCGCCTTGCCTGTTTCTTCCTGTTCATCAAAGCTTGTCCCCCTCTCTACCGCTTACGCGGTTTTCTCCTGAGTCTCTCTTTTTTCAATCGTGTATTCAATGTTGACATTCTCCTGATCTTCGAGCAGTTCAATTAATATCGCCACGATTTTTTTAATGTCCATATAACCACCCCTTCACTTACTTATGCGGAACAGGTTGTACTTGTTGCGTGTCCAAAATCCTTTATTCCCGGGGCTTTGTCGCCACTGGAAATCCTCTCAACCTTAAACAGCCAGTCCTCCTCATCCTGCGTCACCACGCCGAAATACTCATCTGTCCGGGTGAAGCAGTATTCAACCCCGTAGAACTGCCTGAGCGCCATCTGGTACACTTCCCACTGTACCTGGCACTTGTCAGCGGCTGCCTTTGCCTTCCTGTTCTCCGGCGTGCCCCACTGGTATCTGCTGCATATGCCCAGCACCTTGTCCCATCTTGTAATGCAATATTTAAGCTCCCTGCCAAGTTCCGTTTCCAGGAACTTTTCTTTATTTAATTCCAGCATCCTGATTCCTCCTGTCCCGCTCCTTTCAGTTCTTAAACCATCTACGTGTTGTGATACCCGACAGGCTCTTCTCCCCGGCGCACCAGTTCAGCCCTTAACGCTTCTAC